GCTAACAATACCTCCAAGGACGCTAAGAACGGCATCAAGGCCCTGCTTTACCATGCCCACAATGCCGCTGAAAGCTTGAAAAGCAGAATTCAATCCATCTAGGAAACCTTGATCGCGCGATAGTCCATCCATTGCCCTACCAACAGCCGCAAACGCATTGCTGACAGCATTGCTTACACCTGTAGCGTCATCCATCTTACCCATAAGATTGATGAACGAATTTGTAGCGGCAGTGAACGAAGCGCTCATAGTCAGCTTCGTGTTAGAGGCCATCTTTTCGAGGTCGACACCACCCTTCAAGATGCCAGCGAAGAATTCTTTCGATGACAGGTTACCAGCAATAACGTCAGCACGCATCGCGGCGACGCTACCCTTATATTTATCAATTCCGTTGGCAGCCGCCTGCAGCAGAGGCAGCGCACCTTCCTGAATCGAGTTAAACTCTTCAGCTTTGACCTTACCAGAACCGAACGACTGCGACAACTGGAGAAGCGCGCCGGCCGCAGCCTTAGATGACGTACCCTGAACGCGAAGTGCCGCCGTGACAGCATCAACCATTCGCACCATATCTGCGTTGCTGGCTCCGACCTCTTTCTGTGTAATAGCAGCACGACGATAGAACTGTGTCACATCATCGATAGCTACACCGTTTCTTGTTGCAGCCTGGAACAGTCGTTCTTGAACAACTACCGCTTCTTGACCGACAATACCTGCAATTCTCAAAGTATTGTTGAGCTGAGTATATGCATCCATCGCTTTACCGACAGCATAAGCAGCCGTCGTCATTGCAGCAACAGACAGAAGCGTAGACGCATTTAAGCCTAGAAAGGAGCCCGTCAAAACATTATTAGAATTAGCTGCAGCAATGGAACTTGAAGCATGACGAGTGTTGGCCGCAGCGGCAGCGGTTGCGGCTGCAGCCGCAGCTCGCGTTGCGTTGGCAGCGTGGGTTTGTGCAGCGGCAGCGCGTGTTGCAGCGGTGGCGCTAGCGTTGCTTGCAGCGTTAAAAGCAGCAGCAGCACCCTGAGCCGCGTTGGCTGCTCGAGTCATCGCGGCTGCGGCAGCTGAACCCGCCGCAGTAGCCTTGGCTCCGAAAGAATCGACAGCCTTCTCCGCCTTGCCTGCGTTCTGCACAAGTTTATTCAGCTCGGTATTTGCTTTAGCGAGCGGAGCGGTGTTGATATCGAAGCCGAGGGTTGCGATGTTCGTCATAGATCGTAATTCCTATCAGGGGGCTTAGCAGCCGACGAGTCTGCTTGTTTCTGTAGTTCCTTCCCCATGGAAGCACGATATTGGCTGTCGAGTTCTAAGATTAGTTGTATCTCTAGTTCGGTCAATTCGACCTTCATTAGAGATTCCCAAACTTTGATCTCTTTGCCGAGTGGCATAATACCACTCTCTGACGGTTCGCGCAAGCGAGAAATACTAAAGAAGAGTTCCAAACGTCTTAGATCATCTATAGATAGATCTACAGGATCAGGGATGCGGTCTTCTTCTCCAAAAGCTTGCAGGTCTTCTCGTCGAGTACGACCGTTCTTATCTCTGAACGTGTCGTACTCGATGAGTTGACGCAGATGCTCTACTAGCGGTCCTGCAAGCTCGGCATAAAATTTTCGTCGGCGTTAACCGCTACCTTGACCTGACGGTAGATCCAAGGCACATCCAGAACTTCCATGGCAAGGCTCATGGTCAGCTTCGGGTCGGTATCGCCGTTCCAGTCAGCCTGTTCGCCATCGTCAAGTCCAGGAGCAGACGGATCACTCTTCTCCCAAACCCAAGACGCAATCGAAGAAGCGAGAGTCTCAAGCTCATTCGCCTCGGCGCCTTCAGCCGTCATCTTACGCTGAACACCCTTGACCTTAAGCGAGTCATTGATGTGCTTGCGCACCACAGCCTTGGCCGCCTCAGACGAAGAGGAACGGAGACCAAATGTGATGCCCACATATCGGTTCTCGTCGTTCGGGAACATCAGCCGCAGCGGATGAATGTGTTCATAATTGACAATCGCCTTGAGGTTCATTTCACTTACTCCAGAAAAGGAGGGTCCGGGATTGGACCCTCCGGGTTGAACTATTAGGCCTGGACAGCCTTAGTCGGGGTCGAGTACGAGAACGACGCAGTCGTACCCGCTGCATTCACGCCCTTAACACCGACGCGCAGACAGTTACCCTGATAGGCAACCACTGTGGTCAATGTGCGAGCCGTCTGTCCAACGATAGCAGAGAACACGCTGTTGCCAGCCACGTCCTGCTCCCATTGATAGACGTACGAAGTCGGATGCCCGGCCCATACACCTTCATAGCAGGTAAGGACAGAAGCACCACTGACGTCAGGAGCCGTCGTAGGTCCACTGATAGCAGGAGCCAGCGTATTAGACGGAGCAACAATATCCGCCGCTGTAGCCAAGACCTCGCGCTGGTTCCAACCCATCGTGAACACCTGACGGCGAAAATCTTCATTTCGCCCGTTCGGTGCAGTCGGACCGGTGATCTTACCGCGCTGGTAATGCGTCACACCATCGTCGTCAACCCACGAAATGGCGTAATCATTCTGTGTCAGAGCAGCCACACGAAGTGCATTCTGACCAGTGTCGGTTAGATTAAGGCTTACTTCCACAGGTGTTGAACCTGCATCCGTAATGCCTTTACCCTTCTGAATGACGTCCGTATCAAGTTCGTCATACGTGGGGAGGTTTGTAGCAGCGCCCGACTCACCAATCATGCCAACGTTGCCCACAAGAACCCAAGTGAGTGCAACGAAGGCAGCAAGATTCAGATCGCTGCTCTGCGCAGTTTCGCAGATATAGAGCTCGCGCCCTTTCAGTGTCTTAGCCATCAAAAACTCCTACAGTTAGAGAAGTAACCGACCCCGATTAGGAGTCGATCACTTCGCGCTGGTTCCAACCGAAGGTGAAAACTTGGCGACGGAAGTCTTCGTTACGGCCGTTGGGAGCCGTCGGACCCGTCACGAGACCACGCTGGTAATGGATGACACCGTCATCATCAACCCACTTGATCGCATAGTTGTCGCTTGCCAGGGCGGCGGTGCGCAGGGCAATCTGGCCGTTGTCGGTCATATTGAGGGAGCATTCCAACGGAGTTGTACCCGCGTCGGTGATGCCCTTACCCTTCTGGATCACATCAGTATCCAGCTCGTCATAGGTAGGCAGATTGGTGCTCGGACCAGATTCGCCAATCGAACCAACGTTGTTGATCTGAATCCAGGTAAGTGCCTCGAACGCAGCAAGGTTCAAGTCCGAGTTCTGCTCCGAGGGATTGCTGCCAGAACCAGCGATATAGACCTCGCGGCCCTTAAGAGTCTTAGCCATATTTCTCTCCTGAGGTTACTAGATTGACACTTCGTAAAAGATGCTTACTGGCATCTGATACGCCTTGTCGGTAGTGATGGCAGTCCCCAGGACTGGCCGTTTTGCGATAGTAATGCGAGTTGTGTTCCGGGTCAAGACTAAATTTGCTGGCGTCCAAAAGAGTGATACAATATCACCACCACGTTTTCTCATCTCAGGTAGTCCTGAGCCCCGTTTAAGACGGATCAACATCTGTAACATGCCAATGTTAAAATCATCGCCTTCACCAGCCAAACTCATGGCCTCGCTACCATTACGGAAATGTCTGACCACAACGTGGCCTGCGCCAGTTACCGGAGGATCTTCAGGATCGTTCGGAAAATACACAGGCAAGTCTGTGTATAATTTAGCCTGCGCGAACAGGCCGGCTTCAACATCTTCTTCAGGAGTAGGCATGATTACACCTTAAGTCTAGTAGCTGCGGCAGCGACAAATTGAATCCAACGCTGCGCGGCTAGACGGATAAAAGCGTATTTCTGTTCCATCTCTTCAGCGTAATTGGCACGAAAACCAATACGAATATTCTGTCCAATCTTTGCCGTATCGATGGTACTATTAATCTTACCAGTGGCTTCAGGCAGCATTGTATCTTGATCGATTTCCATGTCTGCTGGTGGAACTTCATTAAAGCTCACTGTAGCAGAATTACGGAGATTACCTTTGTCAACAGGCATGTTACCGCCAGACTTCAGCGGTGTCCGCGTAAATTCAACAAGATCTTTTGCTGATTCACGAGGGATCTTTTCCAAAGTCTCATGGACCTTAGATACCCATATGACAATATCTGCTTGCATTACGATTTCACAAAGATAAAGAATGCGACAGCAGTTCCAGATGCA